GTCGTGCGAAATTAATCAATATACAGACGACACAGTGGCACCGGCGGAGTTTAAAACCTCCGCGGTCGTGTCCATTCCTACATCACGCGGGTCAAAATCCGTGCCCATCGCGATGGTACCGGCGGTACCTGTGCCCAGTGCCGGTATGAATGTGTAGAGTAACTTCTTGAACTGGTATTGTTCAAATTCGGAAGCTATCAAATGCCCCCAAGGGAGCGTTGAGGGCAGACCAGGATTGAGGTTAAATTCCTCAACTATCTTGCCCGCATTGGCCTTTATGGTTGTCAACAACTCCGAGTGTCTCATCACGGTTGAAATCATTCCCTCCAGGGCTTTGGTCATGAAGTGGGGTTCACTAGCCTTGAAGTAATCGGAGTAAGACGCCGGTATTGCAGCGTCATTTTGAGTGGCGAGGTCCTCTTGCTGGGCGGCAATTGCCCCTCCAGTCATTGCTCCTGTGGGTGATGACCCCTCCAACAGGACGTTTCGGGAGACTGCTCCTGCAATCTCCACGAGCGTACGGACTCCCACGGGCACAGACTCGTAGGCATGCAGCATTCTGTGACCGAATGCAGCCGCGGCACCAATGGCGCCGGTGGCAGCTGCTCGTGCTGCTGCCCATCTCCCATATGGCCTTTGCACGGCCTCCACGAGCTGGGTGTGCGAAGCGACAGTCATGTTCATATGTTCACATGCCTGGTCCATTGCTGACGAGTAAGTGTCGTCATAAGTGAACATTGCGAAACACGGCATTCCGACAGCAGTTCGAGACGCTATTTCAAACGAATCAATGGTCTTGCCATGCTGGTCGAAGCACCAGACAGGTTTGAGACCAACCGCCGAAACGATGTCGGTAGTTGAGACTCCGATGTTCTTCAAAAGTCCATCTCCAATGGTCTTCGCTGTCGTTTCAATGATCGCCAGGGCCGCGTCGGAGAAGCGTCTAGGATCGACGCCCAAATAGTTGATGACACACTCAGCAAAGAGTAGCTCTTCCATGTTCTCCTTCGGGCTGTTCCATTGGCGATGTACGCAATCGGTAAGCAGGGTCGTGGGATGGAACTCCCCCTTGTACCCAGTCAGATCAAACATCATGTCGTTGACCTTTGCCACCGCACGAGGCTTCACACTCTTAGCAATCGCATGTACCGGATGGTCCGGGTGCTTTGCCATGATTGTGCTCAGTGGGATCCACTTACCATGAGGCCAACTTGTCGTTTGCATCAGGGTTTTGGGCCCCGCAGAACGCTGGCCAGCGTCGCGAGGCTTAACAGTCGTTCCCACACGACTGGGTTTGGCGGCCTTGGTAGCGCTGCCGGGTTTGGACTTGTTTGTTTTGTTTTTGGTTTGTTTTGGTTTAGATAATTTATTATTATACATGGGTGCATTACGCGGAAAATGCCTTGCGGCTTTAAAAATTGTGTGGGTTTGTGTAATGCGGCCGAGGGCCTAAGCGGTTGGTTTGAACAGCAGCGGGTCGCCTGACCCCGCCTAGGCTGTGGTGTTTAACGCCCACCGCGGCGTTTGCCTCTCGGCGTTAGGTTGTGCGCACCTGGACCTCCGCGAACTGGCTTAGGTTCTCGAAGTATGGTGCATCACCAATGGACCCGACGTAGGCGAGATTGTAGCTCACCCAGTCAGTCGGCACGGTGTATGCCAATTTTGTGTCCAGAGGTACCAGGTCGCCTTTAAGGGCGAATTCATCAAGATACTTCTCCACACGGATCTGCTCATCGCAGGACACTCCGAATCTCTCCATCACGAGCATTCGGCTGTCATTTGAAATGTTGGTGTCAGGCACCTTCACCATCAAGGCATCGTAGGCCATTTTGTACCACTCCATGTCATATTGGCTAACTTTCCGTTCCTTCTCAAAGAATCGGTCCATTGCGACATGGGACGTCACGGCCAGTCCATACCTCGCCAAACTAGCCACAATTGGGCTGTTTGGGTATTGCCATAGGAAGCTCAAGCTCTTCGCTCTTAGTAGCTCCATTTTGCGCCCTTTACGTGCCCCCACGTACTTGGCGCTCGACCAACCAAAATTTGCCAATATTTTCAACGGGTCCGCAAGGGTATCATACGAACTTTCCGTGAAAATCTGTGAGCAGAAATCTGTCTCACTGATGCTGTGTGACAACTTGGGCGTGATCTGGCACCCTAGGTTGTTCCACATTTCGAAGTTTGGCAAGTGGTCTGGATCAGTTGCAGATAATCCATCATCACCTTCGAAGAACGCGCGCCAAATTGCAATGACCCAATCCACCTGGGCCTTATGCATGATGAACAAGTACATCAACATGTTCATCAATCCGTTTCCGATGCTAGTATTCATCTCCCCGGACATTCGGGCGGTTAAGCCACGCACAAGTGCATATTTGTATCGCACTGTGTTAGGGCTGGCTATGATTGCGCGGAAATCGCGCTCGAACTCAAATCTGATTGGATGCTCCTTGAGCAATTCCATCCAGCAAGACAACTCCAATTCGAGAAAGAATTCATCAAATGTCGATTCAAACTTGGAGTAGTCCGTCTCCAGAAACATCATTCCGGCGACACATAACCTGTCAACGATCAGCTGCCCGCGCTCTGAGAGCGGGACAGCCTTGACAAAGCAGGGCAGTCGCTTGAGAAAATAGGTCTCTAGAGCTTTGAAGACGGGGCCGAATCGCAC